TGGCAGCAACATTGCACGTAACTTCAATGATCTATTGAATTGACATGCAAATCTCCGGCCAATCACAAATCTTGGCAGCAACATTGCACGTAACTTCAATGATCTATTGAATTGACATGCAAATCTCCGGCCAATCACAAATCTTGGCAGCAACATTGCACGTAACTTCAATGATCTATTGAATTGACATGCAAATCTCTAGCCAATTACAAATCTTGGCAGCAATTTTGCATGTAACTTCAATGATCTATTGAATTGACATGCAAATCTCTAGCCAATTACAAATCTTAGCAGCAACATTGCATATACCTTCAATGATCTATCGAATCGACTTGCAAATCTTCAGCCAATCACAAATCTTGGCAGCAACATTGCATATAACTTCAATGATCTATTGAATTGACTTGCAAATCTTCAGCCGATTACATTCAAGATCAATCGAATCGATATGCAAATCTCCAGCTAAATACAATTCTTTTGTGGCAATTTTGCGCGTGCCTTCAATTGTCTGTTGAATTGATATGCAAATCTTCAGCCAATTACGATTCTTGGCAGCAACATTGCATATACCTTCAATGATCTATTGAATGGACTTGCAAATCTTCAGCCAATTACGATTCTTGGCAGCAACATTGCATATATCTTCAATGATCTATTGAATGGACTTGCAAATCTCCGACCAATCACAAATCTTGCCAATAACTTCGATGATCTATTGAATTGACATGCAAATCTCCAGCCAATCACAAATCTTGGCAATAACTTTGCACGTAACTTCAATGACCTATTGAATTGACATGCAAATCTCCAGCCAATTACAGATCGACATATGATTTGATGAGTTACATCAGTACTTGTGCAAATTTATAATGTCTTTTTATCATCATAAAAAGATATTATCGCATCGTAGCTTTGATTTCTAAGAATCAAAACGTCCAAGATCTTTGCACTTTCCGTCGGATACGTCTACATATATCCCTTTTATAATCAATCGGAACAACTATCGATCGCACGGTTGATGATAAACTATTTAGAGATTGATCAAAGTTATATCCAAAATTTATGTGGGTCACTGACGATGGAATATTATTTTCGATCGATTGGTCAAACATGTCGCCAAATATAATATGAGTAACTGATGATGGTATGGCATTCTTTATCGATCTGTTAAAATTCTTCCCAAACGTCAAATAAGCAACAGATTTTGGAATTCCACCTTGAATAGATCTATTAAATACATCACCGAATGTAAGATGAGTAACCGATGATGGAATGTTACCTTTAATTTTTTGATCAAAATTAAAATCAAATGTTAAATGAGTAACCGATGAAGGAATCCCATCTTCAATTGATTGGTCGAAATTGTAACCAAAAGTTAAATGAGTAACAGATCGTGGTATCGCATTTGCAATAGGTTGATTAAATGTGGTGCCAAACGTTAGGTGCGTAACCGATGGCGGAATATTTCCTTTTATTGATCTGTTGAAATTATAACCAAATGTTAAATGTGTGACGTTTGGTGGAATTGCTTTTGTGATTGGTTGATCAAATTGCGTGCCAAATGTTAAGTGAGTAACTGATTGCGGGATATTATCTTTGATTGGCTGATTAAATTCACCACCAAATGTCAAATGAGTGACGGATCCCGGGATGCTATTTTTGATAGAAGTATCAAAATCATTGCCGAATGACAAGAATTTTACAGATGAAGGTATACTGTCTTCAATAGATTGATCAAAACAGTTGCCAAATTTTAAACGTATGACTGACGTTGGAATATTACCCTTGATTAGTTGATTAAAATTGTCACCAAATGTCAAACGAGTTACAGAAGGTGGGATATTATTCTTGATAGATTGATTAAATCTCCGACCGAATTTTAAATGAACAACGGATTGTGGAATTGATCCTTCTATGGGCTGGTTAAATTTCCAACCAAACTTTAGATGTGTGACGGATGCTGGAATATTATCATCAATTGGTCGGTTAAATTTATAACCAAATGTTAAATGAGTCACTGAAAATGGGATGTTATTTTTGATCGATCGGTTAAAATGGTGGTCAAAAGTCAAATGCGTAACAGATTTCGGTATGCCATTTTTAATAGATCGGTTGAAATCAAATCCAAAATCTAAGTGAGTTACAGAAGATGGAATATTATTTTTGATCGATCGGTTGAATCCCATTCCAAAATACAAGTGAGTCACTGATGGAGGGATACTATCTTTAATTGATCTATTAAAATCGACGCCAAATGATAAATGCGTAACCGAATAAGGTATGTTACCGCGTATTGATCGATCAAAACTATCACCAAACGACAAATAAATGACAGACGAAGGGATAGCGTTCTTTATGGTTCTCCTGAAATCTTCTCCGAACGATAAATGCGTTACTGATGGCGGAATATGATTTTTGATATATCGATTAAATGTTCTTCCAAATGCTAGATGAGTGACAGATGGTGGAATACCATTTTTTATTGATCTGCAAAAATATCTTCCGAATGTTAAGTGAGTTACAGATGATGGGATATTTCTCTTAATAGATCTACTGAAATCGTTGCCGAACGTTAAATGAGTGACCGAATCCGGAATAGCATTATAATTTATTGGTTTACAAAAATCATAACCAAACGTTAGATGTGTCACTGAATTTGGAATACTATCTCTGATTGATCTATTAAACAAAAACCCAAAATGCAAATGAGTAACAGAATCAGGTATGAATGATTCTATTGATTTATTGAAATCTTCATCAAACGTTAAATGAGTCACAAACTGTGGCATTTTATTATATGCTGAAAAGTGCACATACTTTGCGCACTTGGGTATTATATCATCTGCATTTTGTATTTTCACGTTCTCGAAATTGTTAAAATATGACAGCCGTTTGATCAGATCAATATCGATTTTGTTTTGATACGTAAACCTGTGTTTGATTTTATCGGTTGATTTAGATATCATTGTTAGTTGTATTTTTTCATAATCAGATAAATATTTTCCTATCTTGATAATAATATCCTGATAGACCGTTAACATTTTTTGCATATTTAGTTGATTATCACCATATTTGTTTTATTATTATCAATTTTTTTTGATTTATGTTATCTTTGTTAGAGTTATTGATTGGCAGAAATGTTACGTGTAATTTCAATGACCCACCGAATCGATAATACAAATTTTTAGTCAGTTACAAATTTTGGCGGCAATATTTGTAACTTCGATGATCGATTAAATTGATATGCAAATCTTGGCAGCAACATTGCATGCAACTTCAATGATCTATTGAATTGACACGCAAATCTCCAGCCAATTATAATCCTTGGCAGCAACATTGCATGTAACTTCAATGATCTATTAAATTGATATGCAAATCTCCAGCAAATTACAAATCTTGGCAGTAATATTGCACGCAACTTCAATGATTTATTGAATTAACATGCAAATCTCCAGCCAATTGCAAATCTTGGCAGTAATATTGCATGTAACTTCAATGATTTATTGAAGTAACATGCAAATCTCCAGCCAATTACAAATCTTGGCAGTAATATTACATGTAACTTCAATGATTTATTGAATTGACATGCAAATCTCCAGCCAATTACAAATCTTGGCAGTAATATTGCACGTAACTTCAATGGTTTATTGAGTTGATATGCAAATCTCCAGCCAATTACAAATCTTGGCAGCAACATTGCACGTAACTTTAATGATCTATTGAATTGACATACAAATCTTGGCAGCAACATTGCACGTAACTTCAATGATTTATTGAATTGACATGCAAATCTCCAGCCAATTACAAATCTTGGCAGCAACATTGCACGTAACTTCAATGATTTATTGAATTGACATGCAAATCTCCAGCCAATTACAAATCTTGGCAGCAACATTGCACGTAACTTCAATGATTTATTGAATCGACATGCAAATCTCCTGCCAATTACAAATCTCCTGCCAATTACAAATCTTGGCAGCTACATTGCATGTAACTTCAATAATCTATTGAATTGACATACAAACCTCCAGCCAAATTGCAAATCTCCAGCCAATTACAAATCTTGGCAGCAACATTGCACGTAACTTCAATGATTTATTGAATTGACATGTAAATCTCCAGCCAATTACAAATCTTGGCAGCAACATTGCACGTAACTTCAATGATTTATTGAATTGACATGTAAATCTCCAGCCAATTACAAATCTTGGCAGCAACATTGCACGTAACTTCAATGATTTATTGAATTGACATGTAAATCTCCAGCCAATTACAAATCTTGGCAGCAACATTGCACGTAACTTCAATGATTTATTGAATTGACATGTAAATCTCCAGCCAATTACAAATCTTGGCAGCAACATTGCACGTAACTTCAATGATTTATTGAATTGACATGCAAATCTCCAGCCAATTACAAATCTTGGCAGCAACATTGCACGTAACTTCAATGATTTATTGAATTGACGCGCAAACATGTAATCCTCGTTAGTGCGATTTTCGCCAAATCCACTTTGGATCTCTCTTTGCTTTTTTTATCATGTGCATATATACAATTTTCGTTAGTATACTTGTCATCAAATTTACATTTAATTTGAGTATCTATTTTTTTAATCTTTTGCGTGTCAGTTGGATGTGTAAAAGGTGCATTTGTCGTTAGTGCGCGTTACACCAAATTTGCAAGCGACTTTGGGTGTATTTTTGTTGTGTACAAATTTACAATCAGGTCTATTACAATTTTTGCCGAATTTACAAGGAATACTTTCGCGTACAAACGGGCAATTTTCTTTGTTGCATTTTTTGATAATATATTAGGGTAAAATGTATGCGAAAGCCTTTATTTTTTTAAAAAAATTGAAAAAAATAGTTTTAGGAGGTTCCATTATATTTACATCATATCACAACCAAAACAACAACAATGTGCGCTTGTAAAATCTCTGAAATTAAATCCGTAACTGAAATTGTCACTCTTCCTATTGACGCATGTACACTTATGAACAAGAAAGGAGCTTCTGTATCTGGAATACAAATCATCTTCTCTGTGCCAGAAGTGCCTTTGCCGAAAGACACAGTGACAATTGTGTTACCAGCAGGAACTGAATTAAAGGCAATGACCGCACATAGCAACAAGATTTGGACACTTGTAGTTCCAGAAAGAACATTGTGTGAAATTTCAAATAATACAGTAGTTAATTTTTATGGAAAAATGTCAATGTTGATCAGCAGCAGCAACACAAAACCGGAAATGCCTGTAGCTGCTTACAACGTTTCATTTCCAAAAGGAACATTGTTAGGGATCAAGGACAAACTTCAAGAAATCTCTGTAGATTTCTTTAAAACGATTGTATTGCTTCCAAATACCGAGATCATTGTCTTGCCAGAAACGTTTACTTATTTTTCGCATGAGAAAATTGTCTCTCGCAGCAAAACTGATGAAGAACAGATTGCTCACGTTCCACAAAACTAAAATTGTCTTGAAAATTATTAATTAACACAAACAATTTAACATCTTATTGGGTTGTTCTTGATTCAAAAGGATGATATTTGTATTCTTTCATTTCGTTACCACATAAAAAGAGTTTTCTGCGTATCCAACGTAACCAAAACTGTTTTTGCACCAATCATAAATCTTGGCAGCCACATTGCAAATCTTGGCAGCAACTTTGCATGTAACTTCAGTTATCTATTGAATTATCATGCAATCTTGGCAGCAACTTTGCGTGTAACTTTGCGCGTAACTTTGCGTGTAACTTCAGTTATCTATTGAATTATCATGCAATCTTGGCAGCAATTTTGATGGTCTATTGAATAATCTTGCAAATCTCCAGTCAATTACAAATCTTGACAGCTACATTGCATGTAACTTCAGTGATCTTTTTAATTGACATGCAGATCTCCAGCCAATCACAAATATTGGCAGTAATATTGCATGTAACTTCAATGATCTATTGAATTGAGATGCAAATCTCCTGCCAATTGCGGATCTTGGCAGTAACATTGCATGTAACTTCAATTATCTATTGAATAATCTTGCAAATCTCCTACCAATTGCAGATCTTGGCAGTAACATTGCATGTAACTTCAATTATCTATTGAATTGATATGCAAATCTTGGCAGTAACGTTGCACATGACTTCAGTGATCTATTGAGTTGATATGGAAACCTCAAGCCAATCACAAATATTGGCAGTAATATTGCATGTAACTTCAATGATCTATTGAATTGATATGCAAATCTTGACAGCAACATTGTATGAAACTTCAATGGCCTATTGAACTAACATGTAAATCTCCAGCCAATTACGATCCTTAGCAGCAACTTTGTAATTTCAATAATCTATTGAGTTGATATGCAAATCTCTAGGCAATTACAATCATTTACAGTAACATTGCATGTGAATCTCTATCCAAATACAAATCCTGGCAGTAATATTGCGCGTAACTTTAATAGTCTATCGAATTATTATGCAAATCTCCAGTCGATTGCGATTCTTAGTAGCAATATTGTATGTAACTCCAATAGCCTTTGAATTGAGTTGGCACGAAAATAAAAATTGAAAAAGGAAATCAAAAGGAACATCATTTGACACTAGCTTACAATTCTCATGGCACTAGATTTAAAACCTAAAAATTCTGCATCTAGATCGATCAAGAAACTGGATTTTGGATACGTAAAATTCGGTGACGAATTGATCAATCATCCTCCGATATATGAATTAGTATGCATTGATACCATGTGCAAATATTTTGATGAATACAACGTATTTCATGAAGCAACACGTGATTTAGAGAACGAATACCATCAAGGATTGATTATTATTAATCGATTACCTATGTCATCACTCGTCGCACATCGAACTCTAAGTAGATTTGCACATACACAGAAAATGATTTATGACAAATCAGATGAAGAACAAATTGAGTTACTAATACTATTATGTAAATTAACAAGTGCACAACATATAGAAGTGATAATTGAACATATCGCGTTTAATGATACCGTTTGGATAAAATTACTTGATACAAATTTTAATTTTAGAGATTGTTTTTCGCATGGTTTTAGAATCAATATATGTAAATTGATTGCCAAAACAAATCCTACGATCGAAAAAGGTGAATATTTAAAATTCTATGGTTTGCCATTTTTTGAAAATTTATCAAAGTACAATATTACTAATTCAGCTATCTTTCACGGTGCATGTCATCAACGTATATATGACCCGTTCTCACAAATGATTTATTTAATAACAAGTTTCGGCGATAAAATAATTTTGTATTATCCACGCAAACATGAACCATATAAAATTCATGACAGAAAAAGATTGGGAGAACATGTGTCCGATTCTGATGAAGATGATAACGACGAGATTCACTCTTATATAATGTTACCGAGGCTATCAGTTGAACTATTTGACATGAAATATTTTTTTTACAATTTTGTAATCGATGACATCAACGTCCACACACCAAATGGGGACGTCATTATGCAATTAATAAAAACAACAATAGATGATGGTTATTCATCATTCGTTCGTGTCTACAAAAATGATTTTAAAAAATTATATCGCAACAACGAATATTCTGCATTTGAACGTAGAATGTCAATGTCAAAAGCGTGGGATACGTATTGCGAAACAGGCATATACGTACCTCCATCAAATAAATAATATCTTGTTATCATCATAAAAAGATATTATTTCTTCGCAGTCTTTGATCCCCCATTCGGTTTAGCCGAAATTATTGCGATCACATCCTCCTTTGTCAAACCATCCGCAACCGATCCATATGGCAAGCGAAAATTTGTCCGCTTCTTACCCACTACAAAATTAATATACGGGGATCCATAATTACCTTTCAACACAGTCGCCGTTCCCCGCAACACCTTAAATTCTGTAATAATGTTCGATTTCTTGGCATCAATAATTATAATTGCTGCTTGCAAATCAATATCTTCATTTTGAGGAACAGAATATGTTTTCTTACCATGTGCAATGAAAATCTTATCTTCGTATTTTTTCAAGAATACTTCTTCCTTATCATATTTACCTAATAATTTTGGATACTCGAACAACTTTAGGGCATCTTTTAATTTTATCGTCTCAAGTTTCAATGGCGCACAAATACTTGCGTAAACGTATTTACCATCAACAAGTTTCTTGACGTACGCATTTCCTTTGCGATTTTGAGATGCAATTATCTCTATCCCCGACGGATCAACACCTAAAGATCGACCATCGGGTTTAATTGCCTTCATTTTAGACAATTCTATCACAACTGGATGCATATACTGATAAAAAGTGCGAACAACATCTTGCCAGATTTTTTTTCCGTGCGCGATATCATCCAAATCTTTCTCCATCTTCGCAGTGAACTTGTAATCCATCATCTTCGAAAAATGTTCCTCTAAAAAGGCAGTCACTTTTTTCCCCAATTCCGTCGGCACCAATTTGTTCTTATCATTACCAATCAAAATTTCAGACTCTTTCTTCTTAACATTCTTATCCTTGCAAGTTATCGTAAAAGTCTTAATCTTCTTCTTAATTCCTGGCACATTTGCTACTTCGATATATTTTCGCGTAACTATTTTATTAAATATAGCCGCATACGTTGCTGGCCGTCCCATCCCGAGCTCTTTCATCTTACTGATCAAACTCGATTCTGCAAATCTAGGGGGCGGCTTCAAAAATTCCTGTTTGGCTATTATTTCTTTCATAGCAAGTACATCATTTATTTTGGGCAATTTACCCTTGTGATCACTAATCATATCTGTTTTCTCCACATCATCTTGCGATTCAATATAAACTATCATAAATCCTTGGAAGACCACCTTTTCGATCTGACTCTGAAAGTAATAGAATGGATTTATTTTTGCATATTCAGAAATATCAATTTGTATCGTCGTTATATCAATCTTGGCAGGCTTCATTTGTGATGCGATACTTCTCTGCCAAATTAACTTGTACAAATTAATCTGCAATTGTTCATCGACATAATCATCCAAATCAATAATATCTGGTTTGACTGGTAAAATTGCACTGTGTGCTTCCTGCGCATTTGCATTCTTATTTTTATAAACATGACGTTGATAGTATTCCGCACCGTACTCTTGCTCTACTACTTTCTTGATAGCATTCATAGTATCTTCGGGGATCTCGACAGAATCCGTTCGCATGTACGTGATATATCCTCCTTCATATAACTTTTGTGCAATACTCATTGTCGTTTTGATGGACATCTTTAATTTTCTCGCGGCTTCTTGCTGTAAAGTTGCAGTTTCAAATGGTGGTGCAGGATTTCTCGTCGTATTCTTGCACGTCACATCATGTACCATAAACGTTGATTTTAAACACTTATCCAACACATCCATAACACTTTTATCGTCCTCATCAACAACAACTTGCGCAATCTTGCCATCATACTGTCCAGATACATGTTTCGCTGCTGTATACATCGTACTCTTCAGATCAGAAAACGTGCCATGAACTTTATAAAACGTAGAATCCTTGTTCTTCTCTAGAAAGTCCATAATTTTTTCTTCCCTTTCTACAATTAATTTGGTGGTAGGTGATTGTACACGACCGGCAGATAAACCCATACCCAACGCACGTCCCAAAACTTCTGATACTTCCCAGCCAACAATTTTATCAAGAACACGGCGTCCCTTCTGCGAATTTACCATATCGTAATCTATATCCCCGGGGGTCTTAACTGCATCCAATACTGCTTTCTTATTAATAGATCTAAAAATTAATCGTTTGTATTTTTTGGGTTTGAGCACATTTTTCAAACTGTCAGCAATCTTTTCTCCTTCCCTGTCTGCATCTGATGCAATGTACAACATATCTGCCTTTTTCATAGCAGCTTTAAGATTGGCAACAACTTGGGTATCTGTAATGACATAAATCGGATTAAAATTATTATCAACATCAACAGATAATTTTTTAGGATCCAAATCTTGAAAAATTCCCTTGCACGCCATAACAGTATGTCCTCCGCCCAAATATGATTTAAAACTCTTAATTTTACCGGCGCTTTCGACAACAACTAACGTTGACATGTGTATAATATGTATTAAAAATAGATATTATATACGTATTTATTTTTTCAATTATTTAGCATTGTTAATATATTTTTTGACAATTTGTATTCAAAAAGCATTTTATTATTGTAGAGACTCATATATATATTGATGTATGCCTCCAGAATTTCGAACATTTTATCTAACGATAATTGTTTGATATCTTTTTGATTGTCAATATTATCCAAACGATGCGACAAAATATCATAACGTTCAAAGGAGACATATACGCTATTTATGATGTTATTTTTTTTGTTCTTTTCGATGTATAATAATTGTAGTAACAATAACAATAAATTATCAGATGATATGAATGTTTCCGTCATTAAACTATCTAGCCGTTTGCGAGAATCATTTCTTGTAAATATCAATTTTGGCCATCCCTTATTATTTTGCTCACTGAGATCCAACTGAAATTTTTTATAATAATCCTTCCATGTTTCATCGCGATTGGTCATCGTATTTGCGGCATAAAAAATAAGACTAATTATCTCCTCCAATGTTATACCACCAACTTTTTTATTGTGCAAATTATTCAAATTTATCAATTGTGTATCCAATGAAATTTTTATCATAATTATAATAAATTATGATAAAAATCAGTTGCGTTTTATCGAATTACAATTTTTGCCCCCATATTTCTGGTTTTATACTTTGAAATTCAAGTATTTTTTCTAATATTCCCTCAACGTCAAAATTATTCGCTGCAAAATATTCTATCACTGGCATTGCATTTGCTTTTATTCCTGTCATCGTGGAAGCATCATATGTGTGGTATGTAACTGACACATTCTTTTTTGGCGCTACCATAATCATCGCAATTGATACTGCTACCTTTTGCAAAACGTAAATGACATTGTAATTATGATTAAATACGCCGCATCCAATATTACCAACATGAATTACGTTTGTCATAATATTATTGTCTAATTCATTAGCTATCAACGTTATCATATGCGCTTTTATCAACGACTCTAAAGAAACTTGTAACATTTCTCTATTATACGACGACCCATCTTTTTTAGGTAGGTGTGTCATAGCAATGCACATTATCTTAACTCTGAACGGATTAGTTGGTTCGAATAGATTTCTATTCTTTGCAGCATAGATTAATCCATCATTACCATAATGTTCCTTCATAGATTTGTCTTTGGCAACGACATATGTATCGATCAATAGAGGATTATCTTTCAAATTGCTACTGAGAATATGCATCTTATCGTTTTGGCAACCTCGATATAGATATTGCAACAATCCTAATGACCGCATCATTATCTCTTCTTGCACATTACCCAATCGTAACGTACCACCGCCTAAACATTCGTTCGCAAAATTTTGAAACACTTCACCCGCTGCCCATTCAAACGATGTCTCCGTCGTTTGCCAATCAAAATTATTAAAATTAACATACATACGCAAAATATAAATCCAATCCATCGCATTCATACACAAATCCTCAAATGATAACACTCCAATATCAAAGTATCTCAAATCATTGACTGCTGCAGAATTAGATGCTGCATGTAACAGTTTAGATTTACCAATGGCGGACATATTTTCGATAAGAGGGTGATCATACGCGCAAGTGTTAATGCTTGTACATTTGATACCATATTTACATGGATGAGTGAAATTGCATGTTGACATGTTACATTTTGGCCAATTACAAAATGGATATTGATTGTCATGCGATTTCCTACATGATCTAACTCTACATTTTTTTCCGTCAGGACATAATTCTGCTGGAGCAAGATCAATATGCCAATATTTACATGTCATGGGATTGCTACATCTTATGCCGTACTTGCATGGCATGATGTATTCATTGATATAATAGTTACGGGGAATCATTAGATGTATATTACTATATACATCTAATGATAATTATATTAGTTTTTTGAATTCAATTTTTATAATTTCATGAAATCAAAATCCTCATCAGGGATGTTGCCGAACAAGAACAGATTGATTTTCTTTTTGTCAAATATTTGTTGTGCAACTTGAGTAATGTCCTTTCGATTCACTTTTCTAGAGATCTGACTGTTACCTTTCAAATTAGGATCAAAATTGCGGTTGTACAAGAAATTAAGGCCGTAATATGTAAACCAATCAACAGGCTGACTCGATGAGAAAATACTTTCATTTTTAATAATAGTTCCTACTTTTTTGTACTCATCTAAATCAATTTCAGACGTTCTGAGCTTCTTTAATTCTTTAAGAGTAGTTTTTATCCCTTTTTTTAACTCATCAGGATGGATTGCCATCTCAATAACAAATAATCCCGCATCATTGTAAACTATCGGATAAGAACCAATTGAGTAGGTCATACCATTATTAATTCGCAGTGCAGTAAATAAACGAGAGCTGAAACCAGATGACAGAATATTTGATATCATATTTATTTCTTGTTCGTTAGTTTTGTACAAATTGTACAATGGAAAGAATAATAATACGTACGCTTGCGAAACAGAATCATTTCTATCAATATGAACGTATGGTTTTTTTTGAGAATGCATACTTTTTAATATTCTCGGTTTTTCGTCGAGAAATGTTTGAGGAAAGGCGTCAACACTGTTTCTTGCTGGATTATTTAACGTATTAAATGTACGATCTAGTAATGGTGATATTTGATCTGGAGTAAAATCGCCACTTATAACGAAGACTGTATTTTTTGGAATATACAGTTCTTTTCTGAATTGTATAAAGTCGGACTGCCGAAGATTCAAAACACTCTCTTCAGTGCCAATTATTCGTTTGCATAACGACGTATCTGCAAATACTTTCTCGTGCATTTGATAATATAATCTTGTGTGGGGTGAATCTTCGCGTAAACGCATTTCCTCGATAATGACTTTACTTTCTTTTTTAATTCTTGTGGGATTAAAAACAGGATTGATATATATGTCAAGTACAACGTCTACTATTTTTTTGAGATCACTTGCTACACCGTTAACGTAATAGTAAGTATGTTCTGTGGTCGTGACTGCATTATATTCTGATCCCATACCATCCAATAACTGAAATAATTTCTCATGTGGACGTTTAGTCGTACCGCCAAACATCATATGTTCTAAAAAATGCGCGATTCCGTTATTATGTTCGTTTTCATTTCTAGATCCTGCCTTAATAAAAAAACCGACTGTCACAATTTCGGCGCGTTTCATGGGCACTAACGCGACGATCATACCGTTATCTAATTTTTTTTTGATACATTTCATTATATATTGATATATAATGACATAATATATTAAGTTGTCAAAATAATCATTTATTTTGACGACTGGATAAGCATTAAATTTTTGTCATATTTTTGACGAATATTTGCAGATTGTTGTTCGTAATTCTTTTTGGTAACAGACATCATATAAGCCTCCGCATATTGTGGATTGTAAATAAAATTCTTGATGTAATGTTTGAAAGGTCCTTTGTTAGTCACAAAATTACCTAAGTTCATATCTAACACCGATTCCATATTAAATGCTATATAAATATAATCATCTCCAGGTTCAATGACAAATTTTAGATAATTTCCACTGGCGTTGTTACAAAAAGTGAAATCAAATTGTAAATCGGGGGATAACCAATACCAAAGAATATCAATACAATGAATCGGTATATTGCAAGTTTTAGAAATGGTATCAGTTGTAAAATTCTTAAATAAATATGAATTAACATTATCAATTAATTTTTTGTTATAAATTTCAATATTATTTTTGTAAGCATTATCATACATTTGTTTGCTTCTGAAATGGGTAGAACGTGGTAGACACCAATGCATAATGACCACGTCAACTAAGGCGGGTAGAGTTTTATCTAGATAAACGAGAGTATCCATAATGAACGTCGTTTCGAGTTCGCGCAGATGTTCTACGAATGATAATATTTTTTCTTTGTATTCTTCAATAATTTGGAGACATTGTGTATCATCGATATTCCTACGAAATTTATTGATACACATATCATAAAATATAACTACCATTTTAGTGTCAATGATATCAAATTCGTCGACAAATGCTTTTGCCATTATGTTATTTTAATCATTTATAGAAGTCTTAAATAAATGATTAAAATTTCAATTTTCTTATCCAACAACTTGGTAAGTTACTATCAAACCAGAAGTTGGACTTAGTTCAATTACCCGTACTAAATCGTCTTTTTTAAGATTGAAATATTTATAAACTGCATCTTGTCGAGTTATTTTTGGTGCATTATGTGTATCGATACCATATTCTGCTTTTATGACCGCAATTTCTTGGGGCGATAATAGTTCAAAAATGGGTTGATCATCTTGCGCCACGAGATCACGTAACATATAACCCTCTGGAAATATTTGCGCACCGTTCTTCGTAGCAAAATCGGCAGTCTTATTATTAAAACTACTCGCAATTATGATTTTTCTCGCACTCTCATATTCCTTAACGAATTCGCTAATCAACGATTGTTTACCAGTTGATAATATTTTTTGGTAGAATATTTTAATAGCGTACTTGTCTCCATTATTTGCGGTGATTATATATGTATTGTCATCGTTCGTGACTAATTTTTTTTTGTTAGATGCATAATCTATCAATGCTTGCTTATGTTTGTTTTCGTCAATATATATTCTGCTGCTCAACATGAGTAATACGTTATTAATGATGATTTCAGTCTTCTCAGCTTCTGATTTAAAAACGGAATACAATTTTCTATTCTTTTCCATGTTATGGTATATATTTAGATAATACTTATTTAAATATATTTTATTATCAATTTTTCTAAAATATTTGTTCATAAAACTGATGTTCATCGACTCGCATAGCATTAGTATCTCGCAACAGTCTATCAATTTGCACATCAGTTAACAAGGTTTTTTTATCGTTAATGTTTACATCATATTTTGGCGGATTACTGAAATATTTATTCAATCTATTAACAACGATATTATTAACTCTGTTTCTGTCAACATAATATTCAACACGAACATATTTGCTGTCTTCATCGTCAAAATCTATCTCATTAGAAAAATTTTTGTCAAAACTTTTATGAAAAACCTTGCTTTCGCGAGTGAAGTCATCTCTTGTTTTGTTAGCGATATGTTTTTGAATACTAATAATTTTCTGACCACAATCTACACATTTTACGAATTCATTATTGATTCGCGTTGTCCTATCGTGATAACATATTTTCGAAAAATTCATATTATAATTAGATCCAAAATATTAATTATAATATGAACGTATTTCTATTTGTTTTTTACGGCGCGTTGTTTTTTGTCCGCGATTATCTTATTATGTAGCGAATTTAGCTTTTTGAGTTTATCCTCCATTGATATCTCTTCATTCTTTGGGATATGTGAGAAGTCGTCAATGATATCGTCAATATCGAAAAAATCATCTGCTGGTCTTTGAGAACGTTTTTTTTTGTAAGTGTCTTCAACGGCACGAGATTGGTGATCATTTGCTGACAAACGAAAGTCAGGTATTTGAGTTGGCATTCTGTTGTTGGCATTATTGTACATTGATGGATGTTGCAATTCTGAGATATCTTTCTTGCGATGACTTGGTACACCTGCTCTTACTGGCGCACTAGATTTGAATTCAACGCCATCATTTTTTGATACTGGCGCATATACTTTTGCAGAATTCAGCAGGTTTTGATTCATGATCGTCAATTTATTTAATACTACAGCTCGTTGCTCTGGAGTGATATTTTGCGATAATGTGTTTACTAATTCAGAGTATGAACTTGCTCTTTCCATTTATGTTATATTATTGATAATATTTATTTAATGATTTAACTTATAATGATTATTATGAATTGAATCAATATCTGTATATTTTTGATTGGAGACGTTTACTGATCTTTTTAGTGTATTTGCGTGAAATTCTAATTTTTTTGATAGATAACGGCAAACTATTAAGAGATTGTTGAAAATTAGAGCCAAATTCTATTTCAATGATAGATGGTGGAATATTATTTTTAATCGGTTGATCAAACATGCCGCCAAATATTAAATGAGTGACAGAGGACGGTATTGACCCTTTAATTGGTTGATCAAAACTGTAACCGAAGTATAAGTGCGTAACGGATGACGGAATCGCTCCACGAATCGGTTGATTAAAATCACAACCAAAGTCTAAATATCTAACAGAAGATGGTATGTTTCCTTTTGGTTGATTAAAATCGTCACCGAATTCTAACCAAATTACTGATGATGGAATAGCATTATGTATCGATTTATTAAAACAACCAAGAATTGATAAATGCGTTACTGAAGACGGAATGTTTCCTTTTATTGATCGATTAAAAACGCCGTCAAAATTTAAGTGCGTTACAGATAATGGGATGGCACCTTTTATTGATTGATTAAACTCATTTCCGAATGTTAATTGAATTACCGACGACGGAATATGTCCTTTTATGGGTTGATTAAATTTTTGACCAAATGTTAAATAAAGTACCGATGACGGAATACTATTTTTTATTGGTCGATTAAAATAACTTTCATTATCGAATTCTAATTGTATGACAGACTGAGGAATATTACCTTTAAGGGATCGATTAAACATCATGTCAAAAAATATATATTTTACAGACGGTGGAATGCCATTTTTAATCGATCTGTTAAAGTTCTCTCCAAAGGTCAATTCAACAACTGATGCCGGAATATTATTTCTGATGGAGCTATTAAACCATCCGCCAAACGTCAAATGTGTTACCGATGGTGGAATAAAATCAACAATATCATGATCAAACCATTCTCCAAATGTTAGATGCGTCACAGATTCCGGAACATAGCTTCTGTCAAAATCATCATAAGAATCATCGAGGGTTAAATGAGTTATGCAATCAGGCATCCATCTACCCTTTCCATAATCCATATTTTTTTCATCAAAATAAACTTCTTCGACATGTTTCGGGCATTTCTCTCTTGCACTTTGCATTATTACAGATTCAAAGTTATCAAAATACGGTAGTTTTTTGATAGTTGCAATTTTCACCGTTCCGTAATACATAAACTTGTACTTGAATTTATCCATCGAACGCGATACCATAGTTAATTGGATCTTTTCCCAATCAGTTAATTCTTCTCCGATTGTTAAAATAATATCTTTAGGTATCGATAGCATTTTTGGGAGCGTTTATATAAATGATATTCTGTTAGTTGTTGTAACGATCAATTTTTTTTAGTAACTCAACTTGTAATAATTATTGCAAGTTGAATTATTTAATTTTTAGTTCCTTTCGGAGTAATTATCGACTTAGCAGTTCTAATCCTGCCCATAACTCCAATAGTCCTAAGCTCGTTCATAAACAACATGAACGGATATGGAATAACTATCTTTGATATCTTTTTGGTATTCTGACAACTCTTGCATTCATAATATGATTGACCCAATTTCTTGGATGCAAAAAGACCACAGATATCGCAAATGGAACAAGTATAAATATCTGAATTATCAACCATACGTTCCTTTAACATCTGCATAATACCATGTCCAAGCATGACATCACGTTCCATTTCACCCGATCGCAAACCACCAGATCTGACTTTACCTTCTGTCGGTTGTCTCGTAAGCATCTGTTTCGGTCCTCTAGCTCTCGAATTACCAGTCCAAACAGCTTTACCATTTCTTCTGACATAAAATACCTCCCCTGGCACTTGTAAGCAAAATACTGGCTTATCATAATCTTTGATAATCTTTTCAATCTTTCCATGATTAACTTCTGGTTCGTTACCATCTTTAGAAATTGTAACTCTCCACATGTCCATGCTCGTGTCAATACAACGATTAGTAATGAGAGTTTTAGTATCTGTTTTGCCATGTAACGATTTGTCACCAGACCATCCACAATGCAAAGCTAACTGCATAATGTTATCTGCGAGCTTAACAGATGTCGTATAATATGACGTATCAAGTTTGGATGATGATCCACTGCAGGACATCATAGCATCTAATAATACTCTTGCCTGACGTGTACTCAAATGCCATACCCAAACAGGTAATCCAACATCTGAATTGAACTGTTGCATGTACGCACATAATTGTTTATCGTCGATGATGAATGTGTTATCTTGTTGATGGTAATTATACCCTAGTTTAACGATTATAGGGATCAGTGTATTAACGACCCACTGTCTGTCTTGGTAGATAATTACTCTATCTGATACAATAGATAATCCTTCTGCTATCCATATGCCCAAAAACCTTAACCAAGAATCCATATCTACCTTCTTTTCTTCTTTACTATTCATAGCTGGCAACATGAATTGATAATCTTTGGCATCCCAAACGGCATCCTTTTTGTATTTGCGATGTTGTTTGTGGATATCTTCGGCCAATTCGAACCCGTATTTTGGTTTCTTACCGACACGTGGTTTAGAAACATACATGCGATGATTTGGAGTTACCTTCAAATCCAATTGTTCCGTTTTGACACTATACATATCACCTTTGTATTTTGGATAATTAAGTATCTTCGTTGGATGTTGATAGACTAACTTTCCATCAACGAGTGTCGCAACTTTGTCATTCAAAGTCAACTGATGATTGAATTTCCATCCATCAAGAGTCAGGACTTCATGATCAAGACTTAGGCAATGAGCTTTGTCAGCAACCATTTGCTTGAGGCGTTGGTAAAATGTTGGTCCGATAAAGATCGGATGCTCCATTTTTTGCCCGGTCTTACCACAGTACATGATATCGTTACCCCATTCGCCGTAGCCGAGCTCGATGAGTGCGTTGTTAATGGCGTGTAAGTCGATGCCAGTGAAAGGGGTAGCATCACCGTAAACGCCTTTGATAGCGCAGAGTTTGCTGAGGACGCATTCGATGAGTTGTCCGATGGTCATACGTCTACCGATACAGTTGGGGTTGATGATGATGTCTGGTTTTAGGCCAAATGAGGTGAAGGGGAAGTCGGCTCGATGCGGTGTTATTCCCACTGTTCCCTTCTGACCGTGGGCCGATTGTCCACACCAAACCGGTTTTCCATTTCGTCGTACATAAATAACATGGGAACTAACTGTGCAACAATAGACTTTACCATCATATTTTATCATTTTGTCGCTTTTTATAGTTTTATTGACAAACGGATTGTTTTGGCAAGTTATAATACCTAGTCGCCAAGCTGGAACTGTCGTCGTAACCTCTTGTTCTCTTATTATTTTGGTTACGCCAGCGTCGCATTTCTTTTTTCTGTTACACGACCAACCAGCTTGCAAGCATAATCGCTGAAAATCGTCGACCAACGTATTTGATGATGTATCGTATTGCATATTTCCACAACATAACCAATCGTCGTCTTCTCTCAGATCTCCATTTTTAATCAACTCCCAATGACCATCTCCTAACATCATACCATAAATTAATTCTCTGGAATATGTAACGTTAAGACACCAAACCCATTTAGGAAGAAATTTATGAATGGCTTTTTGGCTGATAGTTTTAAAATAAGCAGCTATTCGTTTGTCACAAATGTTCCATTGATTGTAGATTTCGCCGTTTATAGGGTTTCCCTGCGTTTTGTGTTTTGATAACTTCAAATTGTTTTCTTCACAAATTACTTTGAGTACTCTTTTAACCCGAGGTTTGTGTGCAGATATACTAATCATCCATTTGTCTTTCCAAAATCCTTCAGCTACCCAAATTCCTACTAACCATAACCAATGTTCTAATGTGACAGTTAAATTGGGTAATTGATCCACTTCAGGTAACGTTACAAATCCATCGCTTATTATTATCTCATCACCATAGTAAAATGGATATTTATCTTCAGAACAATGAGCTACTTTTGCAACATTTTTCTGATAATGACGAATTGTATGTAAAATTTCTCGCGCTTCTTGTGTTCGATATATCTTTCTTTGATTTTTTCCTACTTTCGGCGCAGTCCATAAATTATGATTAGGGGTAACGCATAAATTCACTTGTTTTGTTTCAAGCAAATACATTTCGCCATCAAACTTGTCTTTAAAATTATAATCTTTGTAATCGTATTCCATAATTTCTGTTGGATATTGAAAATCCAATGTGTCACCTCCTTGTGTAAAACCTTTTTTCGACCTGATGCCCCGAAGCGTTTTCCCGCCGGGAGGCACAACCTCTCCTCCGATCAGCGTGGCAACCTTATGCTTCATCGTCAAATCCTTAAAAAAGACCCATCCCTTATCAGTCAGCACCTCTGTCTGATCATCATAACAAGCGAACTTATCTCCAATTCCCGGAATCCTCTCCGTCCTGATCCTAATCTTAATAATCGGATAATTATCGTTATTAACTCCAACGATAACCTTATCAATCACTCCAGGAACCAACGACTTAAAAGCAATTGAATTATCCTTCAAAGGTTTCTCATCCGAATTATCTTGTGTAATAGTAACAGGAATCACCATACCAATAATAATATCATTGTTCTCAATCACCGTCTCAACTGGGACGTAACCTTCTTCAGTAAGCTTCTCATAATTAGCATCTTTCAATCCATTAACCTTCTCTCTCGTTGGCTTCATAAATTGCTCATTCTGTGCAGATGCAGGATTCTTCTTAACAGTACCTCCAGTTTTAGACAAACTTTGCGCTCTGAACAATCCTTTCTCAATTGCTGACTTGTCCATCAACATCGAATCCTCTTGATTGTATCCGGTGTACGACATAATTGCAACAATGATGTTCTCGCCAGCAGGAAATACGCCCGAATTGGTATATTTTCTTGCTTTCGACGCAGCGATCGGTACTTGCGAATGATACAATATGTAACTGATATCAATCCTATCCCGATAATCAGACTTATAAAGACCCATAGCTTGCTTAGCCTGATTGTAATGGAAATGTCCTCTTGTACCTGGATCGTGGTTCGGAAAGATCATATTCGACGACATCACTCCCAAAATCATCGACGGATGTATTTCACAGTGAGTGTATCTGACAAAAACATTATCATCATATCGATTTGTCTTATTTATGTAATTGATCTCTGCAGGATTACTTAACGGTGCTTTCCTCATCAAATCATGATTAGATCTAATAAAATGCGGAAATGTTGCTAACATCATGTTCTGCTGCTCTTCAATGTCCAAAAACTCGATGACATACGGATATTTCGCCATAAATTCATCCCAAGTTTTAATCCCTTTCAACATCTCTGGTTTGAAATTTAAGACATTATCCTTAGAAACTGTTAAGAGTGGTCGCAACATTCGCCCGCCTTCAGTATGAATGTTATAATCCTTCGATGAAAAATTAAGAATCAAACTAGTTGTCTTTTCGATCTCGCCTCTAAATCGCAACTCTCGTAGTCCATTATGAATCTTAATGATGTCATCTGTCAATCCAACGTAATTACCATTAAACCAAATGGTCGTATAATTATGTTGCTTAGAGTATTCAACAGCTTCCATCTTAATAAATTTACCTGCAAGATATTTTTTGATAATGGATTCTTGCGATACAATTGTTAGAGATACGTTATTAGTCATGGCAAAATTTTTGATGATACCTACTTTATGACCTTCTGGAGTCTCCAACGGACACATCACTCCATATTGTGTCATGTGTAAATGACGCGGACTTGTCAATTTATTAGTTGATGTATCAATAGTTGGTGTAATAACTTTTCTCAAAAAGGCCAAAGAATGTAAGTAATTCAATCTACTTAACATTTGCGCTAAACCCTTTCTAGTACCAAATGTACCTGTCGACAAAGCTTGACGTAATCCTTGTTCAATTGTATTCGGCTTGATATGCATCACGATATTCGGCGGTTTGCTGTCATCGATGTTATTTTTAGTTCTAAAGATCTTGGCATAATCATTTAACATTTTCTTGAAATATTGTTCAAATAATCCACCTAATAACATTCCGGGTAATTCTATCAATTTGTTGATCATGGAATCTCGATCGTCGCATCCCCTGTGTTCTTCAACTTCCTTGTTTTCATTGATAGTACACTTTAGCAACTTGTAGATCATCTTACTAATGTAGAAAGCTTTGTACAACATATTCATGTCCGGATCGTCAGTGCCAGATGTAACATGAGGCAGTATGAATTGCGATAAGATTTTAACGAGATGTTTCTTCTTTTGCTGAGCCCGTACTTCTGGATTGGTTTCAGAATAGGTCTTTGTAGATTTAATATTCGCCGTCATCAACTCCATCGCTTCCTCTCTAGAAATTGTCGGATTATTTTGCATGTTCATAGCAATCGACAGCTTATTCAAAAGAGCTTTGTCACGATTAGTATCCAAAATAACATTGACGATATCTGCATCTGTTTCTAAACCTAACGCACGCAACATTACGAATATTGGAATTTCTTTAAAGTGCGCGATTGACAAAATAATGGATCCATCTTTCTTCATCTTAATCGTAAAAATTTGTGTATTACCAACAAATTGAGTATACGGTCTTGATCTAACTTGAACGTAATATGTCAAAACATTTTGCTCCTTCTTGGTAAATACTAAGATCTTACGCAACACTGCTTCTTCAATCGATGATATAACTTTCTCGCTACCGTTTATTATAAAATATCCGCCAGTATCATACTTGCAATGTTTTCTGGATAAATCTGGTTTCAAAGTCAAATTACACGTCTTACTCTTGATCATTACAGGAATCTTTGCAAACGGAACATCTTTTTCTGGTACTCCAATAATCTTTCGGGTAACGTCACCGGTTTCCATGTCAGTAATTATTTGCCATTGCGTGACTGTCGCCGTATGAATCGCCATATATGACAAATTTTTCTGAATGGCATCAATTGGGAACATCAATCCTTCATCATTGTCCAACATTGGTGGTTTGATTCCTAAATCCTCAAATTCTAAAGTGTATTTGACCGTCTTGGTTTCACCAATCTTTTCAGAAATGACATTTTCTTGTCCTTGAACAATGTTAGGAATCACTTCTTCGATCAACTGATCGTATGAATCTATTTGATGTTTAACGAGCACTTGACTGCTTTTTTCAAAGTATAAATCTAACAATCCAAAGAAAGGCTCTGGATCATATTTATTATCGATATTATCGGTTGTAACACTGCCAGTTTTCTTCTTACTCATGGAATGATTGTTATTAATTATATAATAAATCTTTATAATATAATTAATCCTGTCAATTTTTTTTGATTTTTATAATTTGGAGGTCATCTTAGGCATATTTCGAACCATGCCTATTCTAGGACCATCCGGTGTTTCTAACGGACAAATACTGCCATAAAAACTCGGATGGACATGTCGTGGAGCTGTCAATTTGCGAGTAGAAACATCTTTTGGTGCTGATATCGTTCGCAAAACTGCTACCGGATCAAGTTCGTTGCGCTTTATTAAAGAATTCATACATTGTGATCTATCATATCGAATGATTATCAAACGAATAAAAATATCATTTTTTTTTATTCATATCCTTCATCATCTGCATCATTAATTCTAATTGTTTATCATCAAGATTTGCTGGATCCATTTTATCAGGTGGAAATGCTGTCATAAATTTCTTTAAATTATCCCCTTGCATCATTGTCTCCATCATTTTGTTCATATTTGGCGGCTGCGATTTAGTGCTCATTTGCATTTGTTTGTTGCGATTACCTCGAGCAGCTTTTTTTGCAGCTATCTTCTTTCGTAACATTTGTCTGTTTTCTTCTGGGGACAGTACTTTAGGAGGTTCAATCGGCACGGCTGCTGGGGATGTGTCTTCATCTTCATCTGATAAGTTGTCGATTTCCGAATCCAATACCATTTTTTCGAATTTATCAGTCATGTCTGTATTTACTTTATAACTATTATTAACGTTTTGAAACGGATCACCACTGATTGTTGATTCAATCAAACTAAAAAAGTATGGTTGCAAATATTCTTGCATAAACATATCTTTTGTTACAGCATACTTCTTATCTAATCTGGCAATTACCTTTTTAGATTTTAGATTATCGCTGAGGTCAGCGTTCACTGTTAATAATTTATCAATGACGACAGTACCGTATACTTGAACATAATTTTTAAAGACATATTTTACATGTTCGCAAATTCTAGTCCATAAATTTGCGGAGACGATGTACAAATCATAATAATTATTCAAACCTGTTAATATTTGTTGTCCTAACGTGTATTTACCCATCCAATCCATTACTCCTTCTTGCGCCATTTGAACAAATCCGCCCATCACTAAAAATGAGAATAAAAATAGATTGACAATTGTATTAAAAAAACCAAAGTAGAAAAAACAGTTGTACATTATTGCTAAAGTACTCCATACTGTATTGCATGTCAGCGAAATGAATAATAAATGACTGATGAACTTGCCAGTTTCCTTCATTTTGTCAGATAATGTACTTGAAATGCTCGCTAAGCCCATCAAAAACATTGCCATCATGGTTGTTGTAACATAGTACATATCATACGGCAGACTAAATAAGTAGTAGCAAAATACCATCAAAGTATACAAAATGATGATTGTTGAGGCACTTGTTTGATTTATCATATATATTAAAGTAATGTATATGATAAATTTTATATATCTATTACATCCCACAAAATGGGAGTTTTATCGACTGATAAAAGGTATTTGTTTGCTTCCCCAAAATGATCAGTTTCTTGGAACGATGGATGCGCTACATATCCTTGGTCCGGACGCCATCCATTCACCGTTATCGTGTATGAATACGGTGAAGGATGGGAGCTATATATCACTTTATGTTTTTTATGATCTATATTGCAACATAATCCGTGCGCAGGCTTTCCCCATGCTAATATGGCTACATTTTTGCAATTCTCGTTGATGTATTCTATTAATTGTTCAGTAAAATCTGGCCATATCTCTTTGTGTTCAAATGATTTCTTCCAGATAGTTGTGAAAGCGCTGTTAATCATCAAACATCCTTGCATAACCCATCCAATTAAGCATCCTTCATGGGGCATTTCCTTAAGATGACCAAATTTTACCAGATTGGCATAGATGTTGTATAATGATGGTGGGCGAGGATAACCATACGGAACAGAAAAACTGAGTCCCATTGCTTCGGGAATATTTATACCATCAAATTCTTTCATGTTAATGTATGGATCTTGGCCCAATATGATAACTTTGATTTTTTTAGGCGACACAACATTGAAAGAGTTGAAAATCAATTCAGGATATGGTACAAATTTTTTATTGGTAAGGAAACGTTTGGTCAGTTTTTCCTCTATTTCGGTCTGAATTTCTTTAGTCTTATCAAAAAATTCACCCCAATCCTCATTTATACACAGTCCATCAAGCTTAATTTTGCCATCGGGAAAATACTCTTGCCAGTCCTTAAACTTATAATTATGGACATTGATCAATAAATAATTGAGATAATGTCTTTTTTCGCTCATGGTGATGATAATTAGATAACCATAATATTTTATATGAATACTATCTATCAATTTTTTTAATATGATTAAGATAACCATATTAAAAATTAACCGTTGATTTTGAAGACACGAATGATATGATCAGTTGCATCATTATCGACAAGTGCTTCGATATATGGCACTATTTTACCATATATTTTTGTGATAGTAACTTCTGATGTTCTTGATAATTTAGATATATCCTTCTTATCGATATTCAGATTTTGATAGTCTACCATCGCTAAAATAGAACTCGCAGCAACAGATTGTGCATTATGATCCGTAGCTATCTTCATTCTGCAACAATTCGTAGATATTCGGACTGCCATATTGGTATCTTTTTCGGTGATCTTAAGTTTTTTACAATGAAACCGAACATAATCTTCAGGGGAACAGACATGTAGACGATCGAATAATATCAAATCATTCTCCATACATTTCTTCCTCAATTTATCAAGAGTGTTCTTACCTTTCGTCATTTTTTTGGCATCTAACCCAAACATCCCTGCGATCTCTTCATTGCTACGGGGTTCTTTATTCGTCTCACACGCTTTACTTACGCAAACTGCCATGATACTAATTCGATTCTCACCTCTAACGATCATTGCTGCTCCTTTATTTTTCCCATCATTATGTCGTGCATCGCTTACTTTTTTATACATAATTCTGGCAGTATGAATGATATCTGTTGAAATACCGTTTGACGCACAAATTTGAGTGATGTAGTCGAACTCTTTTGTTAAATTTCGCTCTTTATAAACTGTCGTATTCCATTTTTGTTTCCTCTTTAATCTACTATTACCGCACCTGGACATGATAGTTCCCTGCGAAGATTGGGGAAAGAAAAAATTAGACGGACAGCCACAGCGATTGACATTATCATTACGACTATCATCATTATTATATTGTCGCCATTCTGGATTGTGATCTAACAACTCTTCATTTTCCATGCCACATTTATTACAAACTCGAACGCTCCTTGCAACATCTTCCAAAAAAGTATCACGCCCCCCACAACCCTTACATACGTTTCCCATCTCCTGATTAAGAGATGTTGTATCAGACGTTGTAGTTTCTGATTTTAATTCGTTCAATATTTTCCAGATATCAACTGGTGAAGCAGTACTTTTGCATTCAGATAAACTAGAATTTTCAGTTTCATTATCTGATGAGTTTTCAAATAATGAACCAGATTTTTTGATCGGATCGTTATTGACAAGTAGTACATTGGGAAAATTATCTGCTGTCAGTTCTTGTTCTACTTTATATGTGTATAAGTATCGTTTGAGAAAATATGTGTTATCACTTCTATCAACAATTGAAAATATTTCTTCATCTTCTAAGAGGCATTCGTGATCTATGGAGGTATCGAACATGATATGAATTTTTAGATATGCATCTAAAATATCTATGGTTTTTATCCATTCGTCAGCGATATTTTTTGATAGCTTGGGCACCAAAAAAATATCATCAAGTTCTTCCTCCAAAAACTGATACGATGTTGCCATCTACCCTTAAGTAGTGAATAAAATAAGGATTATTTATTTATATCATTTTTATTCGCATAATGTAATTTTAAATAAATTTTTATATATTGACAACAACTTCAGATAAATTATCATCCTGTGGAGTAGGTTTTATAGATGATTTTTTGAATCTTTTTGGTGTGGGTAAGCGGCTATTAGATTTGATTTCCATCGATTCAGTAGGTTTTGGAGGATTAGATGGGGATGCACCGTCTGTTCTTGTTATTTGAGATTTCTTGATCGGATTTTCATCTTTTTTACCGTCAGGCTTGTTCTTCAGTTCGATGGTACTATTGCGGCGCGTAAAACGTTCTGTTGGCAATGCTGCTGGTACCGCATTACGAATATTACGAATATTATCAATAAACTTCTCTGTTATGATATTTCGTTCCAATTCACCGTCATGCAAATCGAATTGGTCAGCATCCGTATTATCCACAATGTCCGAGATGATATGTTTGTTGTCCGAATTACGTGCAAATTTATGATAAACTGATACAGGAATAGGATATCTTGAGTACGTTTTCAATAATTTTTTATAATCAGACTGAATTGCGTTGATCACTGTAAATGGGTTAGCGCGTATGTGTCTAGGGAAACTTAATAATGTTTTGAGATCATCTGCGAATTCAGAGAAGGCTACGGCAGCATCCCGACTCCCTTGTGCGATCGCGTCATACGCAAAACTAGAATGTACGTACGTCAATATTGAGACGGTAGCAGTAACGCATGCGCTAGTGATGCTAAATATCCCCGCGTTATTGATTAAACCTCCGTCATTCGTACAATTACAGATACTTGGGGTTGTGCTCTGAATAATCGTCGCAAAAACAGTTTGCATCACGATAGATATTGCTGTCAAAACTATCAATGGATATTTTATCAGATTATTATAAAACATGTATACGAAATAGGTGTCATTGTATAACGTTTTGTATCCTATTGCTTTTTGAATATATTTGTTAACTGTTTTTTCATCCATCCTGGACCATTTTATCGAGTCAGACGATGCATCAACATTAACATATTTCATTAGCAAGTTAGCGTTATCATCGTCCCCTCCATTTGTTTCAAAAGGTTCGATCAATTCAATTTCAAAATTTTCATCCAATGGAGGGATAATAAATTTTTTAGTATTTTTATTATTCCCTACACTATTTCTCTTGGAATTATTATTTGATTGCATTTGTATTACTCTATATATATAAAATAATTAATTTTGTACTCATTACTTATTTTATATTTTACTTATGATTGTGATGTTCTTTGATGACATTCTTACAAAAATCGTGTGAAGATACTCCTAATATTACATATGGATCCGATACAATATCTATAATATGATTGACTACCTTTATTTCGAACGTGTCATCAAATAAAGCTGGGTCTTTTTTTTTAATCATATCGTAATCCTCAACGTTCTCCGAACAAATATATACCCGTTTGATTCCTGCTTTCTTGGCTCCGATCAATTTAGTGGCCAATCCGCCGATCTTATTTATCTTACCAGTCAAATCAATTTCTCCTGTCATAGCAACATAGCGGTTTATTTTTTTCCCCAATAACAATGACACAAATGCGGTCGTGAACGCGCACCCTGCAGATGGCCCATCCTTGGGCGTACCTCCATCAAGCGTGTGAATATGGAAACCGTTCGAATAATCTTTAATGGCATCCTTTTTGCTGATAATATTCAACGCAACGGTCAATGCACACTGCACTGATTCTTTCATTACCTTCTTTTGATTACCAGTAAGTTTAAGCTTAAAATTTGTGACACGGATATCATTAACGTGATTTTTATATATTTGTATTGGTACAATTCCACCTATCCCAATCGTTGACGCATATAGGCCGTTTATTACGCCAACTAGATCATTTTTGTGCACCTCTTCTATAACCGTAGATGGTTTGTCCAAATAATTATGCACTATGTCAACATCGATGTCCAATGTACCAACAAAATCAAAATTAAAAATTCTATCAATATTTTTTGAATCCAATAACAATTCCAATTTGTTATTAAGGTCTGATAATTTATGCTTGTCGTTATGTAACTCAACATATTTGGCGTACATTAATGTCATAAATGGACCTCGCATGTAATATCGATCAATATTTAATTTGAGCAATATTTTCTCAATGTTGCGCTTCAATTCACGGATACCTGCTTCATTGGTATATTTATCAATAATGTACTTAATAATCGTATCTGAAAATAAAATCTTGTCTTGTGGAAATCCAAATTCCTCGACTAGTTCTTTGATAATATGTTTTTTTGTAATCTCTATTTTTTCGTTGACAGAATAGGCTGCGAATTTTATTTCCTTAATACGATCCAATAGGATAGGATCAAGTAATTCAGAATTATTGTATGCAAATATTAATAGTACTCCGCTCAAATCAAAATCCATTGCAGAAGAATAAAATCTGTCTTGAAAATGTTGGTTCATATTAGGATCTGTAATATGGATTAATGTGTTAAAAATTTCATTCGTATCATTATTTTTAGATACCTTATCAACTTCATCGAAGAACATCATAGATCGCCATTTACCAGCTTTGATCATTTGTTTGACGATCATCCCACACTGGGCATTCGCATACGTGAAATTGTGACCTATTAAATCTGATGAATCCTTAATACCCCCTAATCCTACCATAGTAAATGGTATATCTAGAGCGTGACTGATGCTTTTGGCTAATAATGTTTTACCAACTCCTGGTGGCCCGACTAATCCTAATACTTGTCCATGCGATCCTGGTTTTTGGATCCATTTTCCAACTAATTCTATCAATGTCTTCTTACTGTGCTCATGTCCGTATACTGACAAATCTAACTTTTTTTCAACGCCACTCAAATAGTTCCTTGATTTTAACATCGAATCACGGATATCATCATATTCGTTTTTGAAATTTCGAGGTTTCCAAGGAAATTGCATCAAATTATTTATGGCTGTTTGGAGTTTGTAGTTGTTTTCTCCAGATTTGATCTCTTGTGTTTTTTCAATGATATATGCTTTGACAATCTCTGGCATATCTACCATAATTACTAATTTTTTTTCTATCGGGATGTTTTCTATCGTCAAAGTTTTTAGCCTATTCAATTCTTTTTTCATGTCAGCCGTAACCAACGTTAACTTATTTTGCGCATTGAATGACAAGTGATTATATATGATATCGCGTAAAAGAGAATATTGATTTTTTTTATCTTGCAACGAATCAAATAGTAGCGTTGCAATATGCACCATCTTTTCATCGCCCATCAGTAAAACATTGATAATTCGGTACATATTTTTGACGTCACTTTGTAAAAACAGTTTTATGATATTATTTGGCCCTTTTGTTGTGAGCGAGGAATACAAATCATATATTTTTTTGATCATAACAGCATTTTTTGCAGGACTGTTGATGTAGTATATGTAACTATTAGTTATTTTGGTATACTGCGAAAAAAAAAATGAATCTATTTCAGGATAGTTTTGCTTTACCAATTGCTCAAATTCTCGTTTATTACGAAAGAGATATTTTGAATGAATTTGCGATGTTCTGATATACGTATTCAGTGAATCTGTCTCAACATATCCCATAAATACAATCTGCATCGAAGAGCCATTATGAGTGAAATACAACGTGATAGTGCATATGTTGTCTATCAATTTATCGTAGTTATTATTTGCCTTTTTAATCACAATTATATCGTCATCCGTAGATTTTTTACATAGCGAAATGTTGATCGGTACAAATACATCATCATATATGCCGATGACCTCATTATTTTTTTTACTGAAGAGATAATAATACTGTTCGTTCAAATACAACCTGAAAAAGGAGTTCATCGATGAGTATCCATACATCTTTGCCAATGATACGAGTTTCTCTTGAACTTCGTGGAATGGATTCGTTTTTTTCCCACCTGTATCAATTGCAAACATATGATCAAAGACTTTTTTTTTGACGAACATATCATCAAGAGGTTTAGTAAGAGTGTTCGTTTCTTTTTCTTTGTAGTTCTTGATTAGGTGATTATTAAAGATTTTGATCATGTTTTTGATCATCAAGTTTAACTCTTGCAGGATGACGTTACGATCATGAACGTTAATTATTCCATTTGTATGAAGGGTTATGATATGTTTTTCGAAATCCACGACATGATCAGTATATTTTTTGTGCAAGAAGATGAGGTATTGGTTGTCATTATCTTCATTCAATTGCGAAATTCCTAATGATCCGATGTTTAGATTATTTTCATCTTGAATGGTTATGTGAGGAATAAAAGTATCACAATTTTGATGTTGATATTCATTTTCTGTCATTTAATTTATATTGATACTTTTTTTTCAAAGATACTATACCAAGGAAGTACGTCCATTTTTAGAGAGTAGTGCATAATGTAACCATAATAAATATTTGAGTACATAATGCTCTCAATATCTATTTTTGATGATTTTTTAGATCTGGGAAGGCCTTTTTTTGGTATTAACTATAAAAAAACATGGTTCGCTGATATTCGTGAAAATGATATAAAAAAAATATATCACTATAATATAGATCACATAGAATGTCAAAGAACGCAAAGACCGCAAAAGGAAAGAAAGAAGTCGAAGATGTTGAAGAACCAGAAGTCAATGTTGAAGATATGGATCTTAAGAAGAAAGCCAAGAAACCAGCTGCTAAGAAACCAGCAACCAAGAAACCAGCTGCTAAACCAAAAGCTAAGAAATCTGCAGGTAGTAAAACTGCTAAACCAAAAGCTAAGACATCAGGTAAAGTCTCTAAAAGTGGAGATAAAGTTAGATACTTTAAACGTATCGATGCTAAGAACCTTACATCCCATGGTAGATACACTGGTGTTACACCAAAACAAGCTGCCAGTAAAGGATTTACTAAGATGGTTCAAGAATACAAAAAGAAAGGAAGAGCAGTTCCTCCAAGTCTTACCATCTTTCTCCGTGAATCAACTAGAGGAAGCACTGGAAAGGTTTATGGATACACTGCTGAACGACTCAAGCTTGATTCACCACAAGAATTAGAGATTGTTGATAAAGTATCTGGTGATACCAAGAAAATCACTTATGAATACAGAAACAAGATCAGAAAGGGAGATATTCCAGCTCAAATTGGAGGTATGAAAAAGAAGAAGGCAGGTACCAAAGAAAAGAAAGCAAAGAAATCAACCAAGACTGGTAAAACAGCTGCTAAGAAACCAAAGGCATCTGGATCTAAATCTGCTAAACCAAAAGCAAAGGCATCTGGATCCAAAACTGCTAAACCAAAAGCTAAGACTGCAGCAAAAAAAACTGGCAAGGCTAAAAAATAAAGAAATTAATGTTTAATTAGTATAAAATATTAATTTCTTTGGATATAATAGGAATATGACAACGTTTGTGATTTCAGACATAGAAATAGACAAATTTATGAAAGGCAATTTACCAAAAATCCCTGAAAATACCATAATTACGATAGATTCACAAAAACTGAACGAATTCATGGAACAAGTCAGAAAAAATTTTGGTTCAATATCGCAAGATCAATTTAATTGGATTCAAGATATTATTCCCAAATTAGATGAAAAAACGCGCGTCGATGGTCACTCTCTCGTTGACCATATCTCTAACATGTTCAGAAGTGGATTTAAACACGAACAGAGGAATGATTTAATTTGTCATTTGCGTAAAGATAGTGTCAAACAATTCTATGGCATCGAATGTTTTGGCGGAGATGCTATCAACCAAATGAATCCAGACGTTTTTCGAGGTATGACCACAAAACAAATTTCTAGTTTATTGCAGTCCTCTTCTGTTAAATTTTTAACGGATGAGCAAAAGAACGTTATCATCGGTAACAGCACGATCAACGACGAATTGAAAAAGAAATTAAACCCATCCACATCTATTGTTACTCCGTTACCTTCTGAAGCCCCTGTAGTTTTGAATTTTGACAAAAATCCTGTTATTGTAGAAACTTCTTCCGAAAAATCAGATCAACAAGGAGGTATCTTTTCGCCACCAAGCCCAAGATTATATAAATCCAGAAATGTATTACCACCAATATTTGAAAATCCAAAAAATAGTAATGTGTCTGCTAAAGATAATATTTTGTCACTCAGTTTATCATCACCTAAAACTATCGGTAAAACATTATCATCCACACGATCCGAAAAATCATCTAAACGCAAAGTAAATTACGTTATCCGAAAAAAAGAGGGTGATATGGATGAAATGAGTCTTTATTTTAAAACTCCTAAAGGCGGGCAAGATGACGAAGAGGAATTAGCAACAGATACTGAAAATAATTTGATCGAGAAAATAAGCAACCATGTTAAATTAATGGAATCGATAAAAGATATTTCCTTCCCACTTGAGAATGATAACTTGGATGTTGATGGAGTAGAAATTTCAGCCGATTGCTTTGCCCATTTCTTTATGGGAACTACAGACGACGTAGCAGAAAGATGCGGTGATGCACATGAAAAGATATCAAACTACTATGATGGTGAGAATTTAGATGTCCCTGCGATGTTTGATACTAATAACGAAGATAGATCTTTGACAGATTCATTGTCGAGAGCCAAAGAGATATATTCTTTCATTGTTGCCGTTGCTAAAAAAACTACAGAAGAAGAGTTCCGTAACGCTAACGTCGATATAAAACATATTGTTCTCAAACGTCTGGAAGATATGATTATCGAGTACTTCAACTTTACACACAAACTTATGCAAAAACATAAAGTCATTGATGCTAAAATCGTAAATGCAGCAGAAGATATGTTATATTTGTACACTAACGTCATCCAATATCATACGAATGTTGGCAAAGATTTAGGTACTTTGAATAAGACATATGCGGATTTAGTTTCTGTCGTCAACAACAACATCGAATTATATAATGGATTACAGCAAGGTATTATCGTTGGTAGTGAAAATGTTAATTTGACTTCGGATATGTCTGCAACCGTTGAATCGTTGATCGGCAGAATGACAGAATTGAAAGAACAACAAGATTTGTTAAACCAAAATATTAAATTGATCAACAACGAAACTGTACGGGCTAGCCAAAATGCATCCGATACAATGAAGACATTTGTAGCTTCTTTGCAATAAATGATCTTGGAAAACAAAAATCTTAATATAATATATAATAAATGTCGGCGGCCAATACAAAAAAAAGTAAACATGATATCTTGCGTCAAAATTTAAACGATTTGAATAACATTTCAGAACGTTTGCTGGAAGATGTGAAGACAAGAAATTCGATTTTGCAGAAAGGCTTAGATCAAAGCCAAAATAGTGCTAACATTGTTACTAATTTGAAAGGTGGATCTAAAAAATGATAGTATAATTATTTTATTATGATAAGATAATTATAAAAATGCATACTAGTTGGGAGTTCGTCAAGAATCCAAACACCGAATATTATCGAACAATGCGAATAATTAATGATTTGATTTGTCAGCTAAACTATTTGTCTGACAAAATTCATCGCGAACCAAATGCTACACATATTCTTAATAACATATGGTTAGGAAATATGGAAGCTGCATGTGATTTTAATTTTGTGACCAAGAATAAAATTATGGATATTATGAACGTGACACCAGACGGATTTGATAATTTTGGTTTTATCACTTATCATCGATACCCAATAAAAGATGAAAATATCAATAAAAATTTGGCACATCGCGCGTTAGATACCGGCGCAGCTATCATACATAAATGTGTGCGTGAAAATAGACCCATACTAATACACTGTAAACGCGGTCACCATCGTTCGGCAACTATAATTATGTACTATCTGATGAAATACTTATCGTTTGATTTATCACAAGCAATTATATTCATCAAAAGAAAGAGACCCAAGTCATTTCGCCGCGTTACTCATTTTTTACAATTTCTTGTTCAAAAGTAATATGTTGTAGACAGTCAGATAATTTATTTTTTGATTCTTCTATTTTTTCAATTTGTTCATCAGTCAAAGATTCCAATTTATTGTGTAAATGCCAATAAACGATGAATAGGCACTGATTTAGTATTTTATCTTTGCGCTTATTCAAACTATCAATATTTATGTTTTTTATCTCGAACGAAATAAGCAGTTTCTCGATAGATAATATTTCTTCGCTGATTTTGTTGACATGCTCAAAAGACAAAACATCAAATTTTTTTCGAGAATCTTCATCTAACAAATCTAAAATATCGATAACATTTGATATTTTATTTGATAATTGATCCATAATATATATAGG